ATTGAGATTGAACATCGTATCAACGAACTCTCATCTGCTCTTAGTAGTCTCGCTACTCAGAGACAGCTCAACAGTTTGATTGCAATAATTCAACCTCAGTTAGACAGCCTCTCTACAGACGTAGAATCATTGACAATGATCGTCTCTGGTTATCAACCGTGTGAGTAGAAAAAACTTGTAACGTGCATGAAGGGATGATACTTTAGGTGGGCTAGGGATAGTGCCAGTAACAAAGAAACAGCATAATGAAGTACACCAACAAACTTAATCTTCCCCAATACTTATACGACTGGCTGGTCAGAGACAATTACGACTACAGTGCTGAGGCGTTTACCCTCTCAGCTACTACTCTGATGAAGCCTGTAAGGGCCCATTGGCTTTCTGTACGTCATGGCAAAGATCTCGAGACTGATGTCTCCGAGCTTCTGTCTGCTAGGTATGGTACAGCTATCCATGATTCAATAGAGAAGGTTAACTCTCCGAATGTATTAAAAGAACAGCGTACCACCAAGAAGATAAATCCTAATGGACAAGAGTATTCTATCAGCGGCAAGTATGACGTTCTTGTATTTGAGAACGGCATCTGGACTCTGAGAGATATCAAGACAACGTCTGTATGGGCATACATCTATGGTGGCAAGGACGATGACTATCAGAAGCAGTTATCGATCTATAGGTGGCTTCTGAATGACAAGCAGGTAATTAATGACGTGGCTTATATTGACTTCTTTTTTACTGATTGGCAGTCTTCGAAAGCCAAGCAGGAAGAAGGGTATCCTCCATATCGCGTAGCGGCAGGATACAAGATCAATCTACTATCGATAGATGCAACTAACCAATATGTTTTTGACAGGGTCTCTGAGTTCGATAAGTACAGGGATGTAATTGATGAGGATTTACCTCAGTGCTCCAAACAAGAACTCTGGTCAACTGAAGATTCTTTTGCTATATATAAGCCTGGACTCAAGAGGGCAACAAAAGTTTGTGCCACTAAACTAGAGGCTGAGGTTTATATCAAGGATCATGGAATTAAGTCAGCCGGTATCGAGATGCGACCTGGCAAGGTCAAGAGATGTAAGTACTGTGCAGCAGCACCTTACTGTTCACAGTTTTCAACCCTAGCAAATCAGGGTCTCATAGACAATTACTGAGGATAAGCAATGAAAATTTCTAACTACGATGAAGTTGTTTCACAACTTAGGGCGAAGCTACCAGAATATCTAGCCGAGAAGGCTGGGTATCAGGAGGGACACAACTTCAAGTGTCTGTCTCCTAATCACACAGACAAGAACCCGTCCTGTGGTATCGTGCCATCAAAGGATCGGTTCCACTGTTTCTCGTGTGGATGTATTGGAGACATCTTTGATGCATGCAAGATCCTAGAAGGCAAGCCAGCTTCAGGTCCTGGATTCATTCAAGAGAATCTAATGTATCTGGCTGATAAGTATGCTATCCACGTAGAGAGTGCTCCTCTTACAGAGGAAGAGATCTACGAACTGGATACCTACAGGGCTTATAAGACGGTCTCTGACTATGTAACTCATAGCGCTAAGACAGCTCTATATGAGAAGGCTGTTAAGGAGCGCGAGTGGACAACAGAGCTCTGTACTGATTATGGTATTGGCTGTATAGCTGATCATCAGAAGTACATTGAGCATATGAAGACTCTTGGTTTTACCAAGAAGTATTTAGAAGAAGTAGACCTAGTAAGAGACGACCTCTTTGGTGGAGACAAGCTAGTATTCACCATAAGAGATGAGCACGGTCGGCCTGTTGGATTTGCTTCTCGTAATCTAGCCTATAAGGAAGACAAGTCTAATGGCGCTAAGTATTGTAATCAGAAGCATACTGGTATTAAGGTAAACATCTACAAGAAGAGTGAGCGCCTCTTTGGTCTATCTCACGCTCTAGCTCATCGCAAGAAGAAGGACAAAGAGATATTCATTTTTGAGGGTTACTCTGATGTAATGACTGCTGCTCAGAATGGCGTCTACAACTGCGTAGCCATTGGTGGTCTTGCCCTGACAGTAGAACAAGTTCTACTTCTCAAGCAGCACAATTACTATGACTTTGTCATCTGCCTAGACGGCGATGATAAGGGTCAGACACGTACTGCAGAACTATTAGATAAGGTCCTAGCAGGTCACAAGGATCTAAACATCCAGATCATGCGTCTCCCAATGGAGATGGATCCTGATGACTTCATTAGAGCCAAGGGAATTAAAGAGTTCAAGAAGATTAAGAAGTGGTCAGCCTTTGAATGGAGACTATCTCAGTTTGGCGTAGATGAGGATGGCGACACTATCTCCAAGGCCATGATTCCTCTTATCGTGAATGAGACTTCATTCATTGAACAGGACAAGCAGTGTAAGGCCCTAGCTAAGGCTACGGGTATTGTACTCAGAGTAATCAACTCTGAAGTAGACAGACTATCTAGTTGCAAGGAAGCAGAAAAGGCCAGGAACAGAGATACCATTCTCGAGTCTCTACAAGTTGCTCTCTCAAAGGATCCAGATGCAGCTGAGTTCGCTCTACAAGAAGCAGAAGCAAAGCTATATGATCTAGCTAGGCAATACAACGAAGATAGCTTCTCAGAAGAGTCTTGTATTGCTATCTTGGATCAATCTAAGTCACTAGAAGAAGCAAAGGATGGATCATTCTCTGGCTTCATTCTTGGACCACAGCTAAAGAACTTCCAGGACGCTCTGTGTGGTGAGTGGCGCAAAGATGTCTGGATGGCTATCGGTGGTAAAGCTAATAGTGGTAAGACAAGTTTTATGTGTAAGCTGGCATACGAGATTGCTCGTAATGAAGCAGACAACAATGCAGTAGTTATCTATCACTCTATTGATGATACCAAGTTTGAGATTCAGCCTAAGTTCATTTCAGTAGCTGAAGGTTCAAGGAAGATTACTCTGAATCAGATCAGAGATCCTAACTACTACTGTAAGGTACTAGTAGATGAGAAGAAGAAGGAAGACCTCATGGACCGTAGAGATACTGGCTACAGTCTGGTTCGTGAGCTCATGAAGAAGGGTCGCATTGTCATCAAGGATGCCAACGATGGGGACAGTATGGCATATGCTGACAAGTTAATTAGATACTACAAGGCTAAGTTCCCAGACAGGAACATCGTATACATTCTAGATAACTTCCATAAGAGTAAGGACTTTCAAAATGCTAAAGGAGATGAACGCGTACGGTTCAAGACTATCTCTACTATGTGTAAGAGCCTAGCCACTAGATTACATTGCACTGTAATCACCACAGTAGAGTATAAGAAGATAGAGGCAGGCAAAAGAGCTTCCAATGGAGACATTGGAGAGACAGGACAAATCGAATATGATGCAAACGTTATTGCTCACGTTAGGAATGAGGTTCATGAGCGAGGTGATCAAGCTGCTTTGGCATTCGTTGCTGATGTGGATGGAGTCCCGACTAGGATGCCAATTATTGAGCTCGACATAGGAAAGAACAAGGTAACGAGCTTCAAGAACAAGTTGTACTATAACTTCTATCCAGCCAGTGCTGATTTTGAAATGGTGCCAGAAGGAAAGATAGCTGGGCTTCTACGCAAGGCTGAAGAGAAAGAAGTGAAAGAGGACGAGTCGATACTAGGAAAGTAACATGAACATCTTCTATCTAGACCATGACCCAACAAAGTGTGCACAAGCTCACTGTAATAAACATGTAGTAAAGATGATCCTAGAGACGGCCCAGATTCTATCTCAGGCTGTTCGTGATGTATGTAAGATAGAATATGGCTATCACGTGCCTAAGTCAGAGCTAAAAAATCCATGTATCAAATGGGTAAAGGAATCTCAGGAGAACTTTCTTTGGCTATGCAACCTGGGTGATGCACTCTTGAATGAGTACTCGTATCGATACGATAACTCTCATGCATCAGAACATATCATTAAGGATGTACGAGTATGGCACAACCGTTTTCCTTTAGTGCCTATGACCACAAGACCTCAGTTAATGCCTAGTGAATTCCAGGATCCTGATCCTATCACTGCATACAGGCATTATTATATGGGTGCAAAGACGGGGCTATTACAGTATACTAGGCGTACTCCACCTCAGTGGATGCAAGATATGCAGCTCGGAGAGCATAAAGGATAGAAAGGATTAGCTATGCCACTATACGATTACGAATGTCAGAAGTGTAAGTGCGTTCAAGAGAAGACCCACAAAATGGCTGATAAGAATACCGAGCCATGTAAGAACTGTGGTGCTCCTCCTGAGGAGCTAAAGAAGCTTCTATCTCCTATTGCTAAACATGGGAGTTGGGGTAGGTGGCACGTATGAACAAGTATCTAATAGGTCTGATCCTAGCGCTTTGTGTAGCTCTTGGTCTTCTAATCAAAATAGCTGTAACTAATCAGGCATTAGACTCAGCTAATAGTTCGCTAAACAAGAAGCTCATGGAAGCTGATCTAACTATTGGTAGGGCCCATACTCAAATAGGTGAAGCTAATAAGAAGGTCGGTTCTCTATCAGATCAGTTACAGAAAGAAGTGAAGGAGCTTAAGGCTCAAGTGACAATGTATTCTGAGCTAGAGGCTAAGTACACTGTCCTAAAGAAACAGAAGGGCAAGGTGGTCGTAGAGTATCTGCCTGGAGATCCAATCGAAGTTCCATGTCCTGATGTCACGTTCATTCGCGGTCTTCTATATGAAGCTGTTACAGAACACTCAATGGCACCTATTAGGTCTCTAGCAGCTAGGCTTGCAGATGAGCGTCTAGATGTTGTCTGTATGATCGAACCATATCCTAATACAAATAGAGACATACCATTTAGAGTAGGATACTCATTACACTTCAAGATAAGGGGTAAGCTGATTGAAACACGTAACTCTACGGGTGCCATCAATCACTTCCTCGAACTATACGAAGCAGATGACAAAGGCAATATCTTAGGTAAGATGGAGCTTACGAAGTTTGAGGTGATCGTCAATGATGAAACGCTTCCGCACTTTATGTGGTGGGCTCCCCATCTCGATGTTGGTTTTCTCGGTGGGTACGGTAATAGCAATGGCTTTGCTGCCGGTGGCAGTATTGGCTTTAGTGGTATGGGCTATGGTCGTACTATCAATGATCTAACGTGGAGATTCGCTAGAGTCTCTATGGATCTATCGGGTAAGCCAGGGATAGGTCTAACTCCAGTGTTGTATAACATTGGTGATCCAATCCCATTGATAAGTAATGTCTGGACAGGCCCGCATATCATGTGGGATATGAGTCAAGGTGGAATGATAGGACTATTCTTGGGCGGCGTGCTTTAATGGATCTATTCGTTGGTTGTGTACTTCTATTTAACGTAGTAACGTGGGTAATACTTTTATATTACATGCGTAAGCAAAAGCCAAACATAATCAACAATCAGGCTCCAGCACAGGTGAATGTCAATCTAAAGCCACTTCAGGATGCTATCGATGGATTACCCAACAAGGTACTGCAGTCTATTACCAGCTCAGCCAACACCCATAAGGGTGCACTTGGAGAACTAATTGGATATACAAAGCTGCATGCTACCTATGACAGGGTAATCCCTCTTAGCGATATAGCCGACTTCCTTTGCATTAGATTTTCTACTACAGAGGAAGACGGTTGTATGGATTTCATTGATATCAAGACTGGTAAGGCCAGATTATCTACTGAACAAAGGGAGATGCGTAAGTTAATACAGGAGAAGAAAGTTAATTTCATTAAGCTTTCTATCCAGACTCACAACCCAGATGATTGTTAATCTTGATCAGATTGAACGGTTTGCCCAGTGTCCACGTTCTCATAAGTACTATAAGGAAGAGCCGTTGCTTACTGTTATGGGGCTGAGACAATCAATCATAGAATCAGTTGTTAAGCGATGTCACATAGACCTAATGAGAACAGAAGAGAAAACTGTTTGGAGAGATATAGTAGGTTATGTTGACGCCGCCGTTTTTACAGACATAGACATTACTAACAAAGAGAGTTCTGAGGCTGGAAAGATCTTAGCAGAGAATGTTCTCAAGTCACTGCAGCAGTGGTATCACAAGGTCTACCCTCAGCTGAACTATGAAACATTCACAGATATCAGACTTGAACAACACGTTAAAGGGCATGTAGTTATCTGTGAGGTTCCTATAATCCAGTTAGCAGAGCATCCATCCATAACGCTAGTTGGTAACAAAGAGTGGAATGTCCTGCGAATGTACAATGATTATAAGGTCAGAGGACTGGCATGGGCTGTAGCTAATGAGTTAGACGACTCTGATATTACTGTAGTTTATCTAGGAACAGGAACCAAAGGTGGCCTGCGTATAACTCCACTAGCTCTTGGCAAAGAGGATCATGCCCGCACAGGGGTTACCTTAGAATGTATTGTAGAAGCTATGTCTAATAGGGTAGACTATCCATCAGTATCGGATCACTGCATTATGTGTCCATACATAGGAAGGTGTAGATTATAATGGTTGGGCCACCAATAGGAATATTAAAGACTAAGGGATTGGTTAAGAAGATCAACCCTTTAGATGACGTGTTGTCAGATAAGCCTGCTGAGGAAAAGCCAGCAGAAAATACTAAACCAGAAGGGAAGGAAGACAAATGACTAGTTTTACAGAGTGGGAAAAGATTACGATGGGAGCTATCACAGCTCGAGAGCTACACGATCAGGAATGCATTGCATGTCCAAAGTGTGGTGGGGAATGGATGGAAGAGGTAAAGGCACAGCGCTTTAAGGACGACCATAACGTAGTTATTGGACAGCCGGTACCTAGCAAGCCAGGCTCGATTCCCTATATCATCCTACGTTGCCTCTATTGCAATAACATGATTGAGCCGAGAGTGGTTCATCAAACTAGGGACATAGCTGGTGGAGACTATAACCACTTCCTGGATACAGTAGAAGGTAAGATGGATAAGCGCAAGACTGCTGTTCCAGCAGCTACACCAGCGGTGACTCCAGATGCAGTTCAAGGTCAAAAACAGTAACATCTTTCCCTTACCAGGGAACCCTCACATGTTACATCTTGGGACCATTAACAAGGGTCTCCAAGAGTTCATCGTAATGCTGTGCACTAAGGGCCCTGAACGAGGTAAGGTCTACATTGAAGAAGCAGTTCTTAACGCTGTCGATCTGACTAAAGATGTCTTTGCCTACTGTAAGTTCATCAGTGATGATGCGCTAGCAGAAGACCTAGCAAGGTTTGCCGAGATGAAGAAACTAACAGACATGAAACGTATTTCCAATTGTCTATTGGACCAAGGGAGACAATCATGGCTGATGCCTACAACAGGTTTGAGGAAGTAGTAGCTGAAGCGGATGGTAAGCCATCACCCTCTTTAGAGAAAGAGAAGGAGCTCCGTCTCCTTAAGATAGAGCAGGATATTGAGTGGATCAAGGATAGGCTTAAGATGTTACTTGAGAAGCAGGCTGCTCCACTGATGACATATCAATACCCAACCCTTTCTGGCGTGGCTATTGCTGCTGAACCTCTTATCTATCCAATGGGTAATCCCAACACAGGGAATAGTTCATGGCCTATACCACCACCATTCTCTGTAACTTGGTGTAATACAGCAGAGCCAGGGCCAGCAGAATTCTTTGGGTATAACATGGAAGAAGGGTTTACGGTTTCAGGATGAAGCAAACTAGATTCCAGTACGAGTATAGGAAGAGCGCCAGTAAGTATCACAAAGCAGTAGGGGACTTGCTTAGAACGACCTTCCCTTATCTACAGGTCTACCAGGAGTATCCAGTTAATAGAGTGAATGTCTCTTATACAGAGAGCAGTCATCACTTTGACTGGGTGTTGCCATCCCTTCAAGTAGTAATTGAAGTTCATGGCCAGCAACATTATAAGCCTACCTCGTGGGTAGGAGATGCAGATCAGGCTCAAGAAAACTTCCGTTCCCTCAAAGAACGTGATGAGCTCAAGAGGCTGGCTGCTCTTAGTGCAGGATATAGATACATCGCTCTTCCTTATAGTGAATGTATGGATCTAGATCAAGCTTCTCTGCTTAATCTAATAGAGACAGCAGAGGTATTGGCTAATGCCTCTGTAGAGGCAGAGGAAGATCCGCGAAAAGAAAAGCAAAAAGAGAAAGCTAAAGAGAAGAGACAAGAGTATCTGAAGTCGGATAAGCATAAAGAAGAGTTGGAGAAAGCCAGAGAGTGGCGTAAGATGCAGTACAAGAAGGCTAAGGAGAGGAAAGCAAATGAATCTTAAAGACCATTTAGCACCACACTTTATTCTGGAAGAGATGTGTCGTACGTCCCATAGGACTATTGATAACATGCCGCCCCAGCCTTATCTAGATAACCTGATCATTGTTGCTCGAGATTTTCTTGAGCCTATTAGGCAGCGCTTTGGTGCCCTGTACATTACCTCAGGGTTCAGATGTGATGCTCTTAACAACCTCATTGGGGGAGTTAGAAACTCTGCACATACCTTTGGTTGTGCTGCTGACTTTGTAGCATATGATAAGAACACTTCTGTTACTGACATCGTAGATTGGATTGTAAATGAGAGTGGACTTCAGTATGATCAGGTGATCGATGAAGCTAGCAGTACATCTAGTTGGTGTCACATAGGTATCTGTAGGCCAGGGTTTGAGACTATACCAAGGCTAGAAGCACTAGTAATGCGTAATGGTAAGTACTCGTTCTTTCAATAAGGAGTCCGATGTTCTTTCATCAAGTTAAATGGAGTCCGGTAGAGGAAGACTATCTAAAGTTACATCGTGAGGATATGTCAGAGAACCAACTATCTCTAGCATTAGGAAAGTCACGCAATGCAATCAAAAGAAAGCTTATGGAATTTGACGGTAAGCCCCTTCCTCAGAAAATGTCTAAGCGCTCTATCATTGGAAAGCGTAAGGACCTTGGTCAATTCTTTAGGTCAGCTTGGGAAGCAAACTGTGCTAGAGTGTGGAATGCAGAAGGAAAGAAGTGGGAATATGAACCAAGAGTCTTTGTCTTCCCTGGAGTCAAACGAGGGACTGTGTCCTACTGTCCAGACTTTAGACTTGCCGGGGACGAATGGGTGGAGATTAAAGGCCTTCTGGATGGACGAGGGCGTACTGCCATTAGAAGATTCAAAAAGCATTACCCTGACGAATTTAAAAAGCTCAAGGCCATTGTGGGACGTCCCGGAACGAAGGCAGAGGTCTTCTTCAAATCAATTGGAGTTCCCATTTATGCATATATGAATGAACTCGATAAGAAACACAAAGCGACACTTCCCAATTGGGAGTGAGCCCTTTATAACGTGTGCTAAAGAGTTTGGCATACTAACAGATACTATCTGGCGTACCTATAACGGTAAGTCATTAGTGTTCCAACAGAAGTGGGCAAGGAAATTATCTGAGCTCATAGAACAGATACCTAAGCATAATAAGTTTGTCCTAGATAAAGAAGATGTAGAGCAGCAGCTAGCCCTGTATTGGTTGAAGTGGTATAGGGCATGGAAGAAGCGGAATAATAAACGTCTCAGCTTACGTGGCTATCTAATCCGGCGTACAATCTTTGACATCGGTGAATGGATAGCTAGGGAAGGAAGGGTAGTAGATCAAGCTCTCATAGAGGTGAGCCTAATGTGTTCAGAAACTAAGCCAGTAGATATGGACCTTCATTGGTTGTTCTATGGTGGAACTGAGCTCGAGGCCTTTAAAGACATAACACGCTATGAACGTTATCTGCTATACTTACACTTCCTACAGGGAAAGACGATATGCGAGATATCAGAGATTGTATTTAGACATAGAAATATGGTAAGTAAAGACTTGGTGAATGCTATAAGCAAGATAAGGAGCTACTATAATGCAAAAGAAGTCACAGGCGGATCATGTAACGGAGGAGCTGGGAATCCAGTCTCAGTATGACAGAGAGAAGGTTTCACTCCCAGGTATTAAGACATTACACGAGAAGTCCACCACAGAGATCGCAGAGTCTCTGGCTATTATCCTAAAGTCTCGTATGGGGATTGTAGAGATGAACTATAAGGTGGGAGAATTTATCGAGCTAGTAACTATTCCACTGAATCGTTAAGCTGGTTTATTCTCTTCTGGTTGCTGTCCAGCAGCTAGTGCCTCAGCCTTTGGTTTGATCAAAGCATCCCAGGTAGACTTCATCTCTTCGTGAGTGATTAGTCCCTTATTAACTAAGAGCGCAATCAAACACTGTAGATGAGCTGCAGTCTGGAATCCCTGTTGTCCAAAGCCTTCCATGTTCTGAATGACAGACATGAGGTCATGCTTGATATAATCAAGTAGGCTTGAGCTAGCTTCCATGTTAGTTAGAGTGGCAGCAAGTCCACCTTGCACATCACGGAGAGCGGCTTCAGTCTTTGGCTCTGGATGGAGCTCTCGATTAGATAGGATCTCTACCTTCTCGCCCAGGGCCTGGATACCCTTCTTGCGATTCTTTTCGATTAGGCTCAGGACATACTCCTGACTCCTAGCTGCCTTCTCAGCTACATCCTCAGCTACATCCTCACCGACTGCAGGTACTGCCGCTAGATGCTGAGCTGAACTCTTTGGAAACTGTACTACGTTGTCTCGTTCTTCTGACATTAGATTATTCCTTCCTCTATTAGGATCTGATGTACTCTATCATATTAGATAGAGTAATCGTATTTTCTTTTATCATTCCAAGCACTATGTTGCAATTACTACACAAAATGCCTCTAACCCTTCCAGTCTTATGATCATGATCAACACAACATTTCTTTTCTGTATGGATTAATGGTGAGGCACAAGTCTTACACACATTATTTTGTTGTTCTAAAAGCAGTTTTTTGTCTTCTAGGCTCATGCCATAAGATTTTTTTAAATGATGTTCGTACCTGTAAAGCCTGTCTTTCTCTAGATTATTTTTATGATAATCTCGTTTTTGTTTGTTAATGGCCTCTCTATGCTTTTCGTTCCATTTTCTCTGGTAACCTAAAAGCCTTTCTTTATTTTTAGCATAATATTTTTTGTAGTAATCAGGATCATCTTTAACCTGTCGTTGTCTATGTTCTTTAGCTTGGGCATTAAGTTTTACTGAATGTTTGTGATAATAATCTCGGTGATATTTTCTGCGTTCGTCTATAGTCATTCAAAGACAATACGGCTAAACTCCTATTTCGTCAAGGATTTTCTTTAGCTGCTTGATGTCCGTCCATGTTTGTTGTCTATACATATCATAGACTGGCTGGTTACCCTTAGCATGCAGGATTGCAGCCGGGTGAATCATTGGGAATACCTTAGCACCATATACCCCTGATACATTACAGAGCTTACCGCGCCACTCTCCCATCTTTAGTCCTTTCAATCCTGTAATAGCCTCTAGTGCTACTGCACCAATGGTAACTATTAGTTTAGGTTTGATCAGGGTGATCTGTTTACTCAGGTAAACACTACACTTTTTACGTTGGTCTTGCTTGGGTGTGAAGTTCTCCTTGCCGGATCCACGGGGACTGTAGGGTCTGCACAACACTGTATTGGTAATGTACCAGTCGTTCGTATTCATTCCAACCGACTGCCATATTTCATCCATAAGGCGTCCAGCAGGCCCTGAGAACGGCGTAGCTGTGCTATCCTCTTCCTTACCAGGGGCCTCCCCTATAATCATCCTATTGGAGCTCTCAGAGCCTCTAGCAACGCATACGCCATTGATCTCTGGCTGGAAGCCAAGACTACAAAGCTTGCATCCGTTGATAGTTAGATGTCTACGTAGAGAACCTACAGAGGAATACTCTGGGATATCTTCAATCTTTTCAACTGGTTGTGTCATCTATTCCTCTAAGATTGCTGTCCACCTATTGAATGGCGGTATCTCAAGCCATCTCTTATCTGCTGGCTCGTCTAACATTGCTGGCCGTACCCATTCACCAAACATCTGATGCATACCTATTACGTCATAGACTGGTGTCGGTATACTTACAGGGCCCCATTTTACATTCATCTTGAATGAAGGGGATTTAGATATACTGCTTTGTAGTTTTAGATCAAACTCACTCATCTAAAATATCTTCCCACCGGTTCTTTAGAACAACTGGTACTGGCTCTAATACTTTGAACTCCATATCGATCTTCTCGATTGGATATTTAATGTTCCACAACATAGCAGCGCTTGGTCCTGTCATAGGTTGGGCCATTACTATTTCTTCTGCTGTTGGACCATCATAGAATGGATGATGCATTGGATTAGCAGGCTGAGCTACGGTAGCACCCATAGATACACCACTACAGACATCTTGGATATCTTTCCAGGTATCAGGGTGCATTAGTATGGTATCTGGCTTTAGTCCTTGTTGAAGAATGCCATTGAATGCATCTTGGATTGCCTTCATCATAGCGCCGGCATCAAAGATATCATTGTTCTTATTGGGTGGCATTATCCAAAGTCCCATCTACACGCCTTACCATTTACTATCTTAATAGGTAGGGATGGTGGTTCATTAAGAAGAATTCCATTGGCCGAGAATGTAGTTGTTATCTTTCCTGGGATAGTCATCTGACCATTAGCACCTGTAGACCAGATAGCCTGACTATCTCTTGATTGATTCATGGTAAATGAGTCAGCTATGCCATACATAGTTCTCTTGGTACCATCATCACTCGTGATAGTTATCTGAATATCTACCTGCATATTATTCCTCGAAATCAAAACGAGATAGGCGTGCTTTTTTTCTAGCTATATCTTGCGTGTCCTTAAACTTCTCTGGATGCTCGAGGATATACTTCAGTATTTGCTCTTGTTGTTTAGCAGCCTTCTCACCCATGCCGTAAGCTAGTTGGGCGATATTCTTGAGCGCTTTAGCCTTTGAATCAATGCTGATTCCAGGAGGACCCTGTATAACAGTCCATTCATTACCAGTCCATGCTCTCATACATTGTGTAGTCGGATCAAAATAGACCTCACCTATCTGATGGACTGCACCAAGTTGCTCTGTTTGAAACTTATCAATAGTTATTGCTCCATAAGGAGGCAAAGGTGGGGGTGTTGCTGCCATGAATTACCTATACGTCAAAGACGTCGGCAAATAGACTGCTCACTGCTCCTCTTTCTGACTTGATGAGTTCAATAGAGGCAGTAAGTGGACTCTCCTGTACTCGCTTATCATTAACCCACTTATAGATTCCAGTCTTCTCCTTGGCAATGTCCTCATCACGTTGTCCCAGATCTCCCATGATAACGATCTTGCTACCTTCAGCCACTCGTGTGCCCAAAGCAACAAACTCTTGATACCCAAGGACTTGAACTTCGTCTGCAATGATGAAAGCATTAGACCAACTAGCTCCTCTGATTAACTGTAGTGGTACGAACTCCATGTTGTACTGTTCTATTACTGAGGCAATATCAAAGTCCTTCTTCTTACCCTTGAAGAAATGCTCCATGTTACACATGTAGTTCTCTAGATATGGGTAGAACTTATCTTCTACTTCACCGGGTAGATAACCCAGACCATGCTGCCCTACCCAGGACATTGGTCTAGTGAGGATAATCTTCTGATATGGCGAACCCCTCTCCTCAAACTTGTGTAATGCCGCCGCTAGAGTTAGTAAAGTCTTACCTGTACCAGCTCTACCTGTTAAGGTTACTACCTGAAGTGTATCGTCTAGGAGTGCATCAAATGCCATCCACTGTTCTTTATTGCGTGGCTTTACTCCACTAACTGAAAGATCTTTTGGGAGCTTCAGTAGCATTAGCTGATCACCTATTACTCTGGTAATAGCTGATTGGTTGCCACCTGCATTATCTTTGACTACAACATACTCATTCTGAGCGAACTTGTATGTCTTGTTGAATGTAACTTCTAACCGTCTATTAGCATATAACCTATCAAGTATCTCTGTCTTTACTTCGACTACACGTACCCCTGTATATAGGCTACTGGTTGCCATTTTGTTTTTATTACTCCTCTAGAATCGATGAGAAACGATCGTAAGATCCTATTGAGATGCTCGAGATCTTCATATCTCTTGGTTTGGTAAACATTATCTCTATTCCCTGAGGCCCTAAGTCTGCAAGCCATCCATCATCTAGTGCTGCGACTAGCTTGTCTGGATGGACTATAGCATCCCATATCTGTGCCTTGATATCAAGTTCATCCCATGCGATGCCAGATATTTCTGACTGAAAGATCTTCTTATAGATATCAGTACTGAATGCAGAGAGCATTATTGTACTAATGTTCTCTTCCTTATCAATCTCTCCTAAGAGACCACCTATATTAGGTAACAGGAATATCTTACAGTTGTTATCTCTAGAGATACTGAAGGTAGTCCTATGTATCTTTAGTGTGCCTACTAGGTACTTGTTTGGGAAAAGATTCTGTCGGTCAGTATTTTTATATTTGTTTGTAAGGCCGGTTGATGCCATTCGTGTTTGACCCTCTTGATACCAGCATGGTCTAGCATCCACTTTGAAGCTTGTGTCTGCCAGAGATCCGCATATGGATCACTCAAATAGTATACAACCTTTATACCAGATTGAATAATCTCTTTGGCACACTCTTCACAAGGATGCATGGTAACGTATAGTAGGCTACCGAATAGATCACTATTAGCATTGAGAACTGCATTACGTTCGGCGTGCACGATATAGGGATACTTAGTATCGAGAGGACTATCGGCTGTTCTAAGCCATGAGATCTGTTCTGGATTTATACCACGCGGTAGGCCATTATAGCCCTTACTAATAGGCTTATTGAATGGGTCAACTATATAGGCACCTACCTGTGTATTCGGATCAGGGCTACGTAGTGCTGCTACACAAGCTTCTAGCATATTATAATCGTGCCACTCGAGTCTATCTTCTCTAGGTCCCATTCTTTTCCTCATCCATTACTTTCCACCATCTCATATACTCTTGGTGGGCTTCCCAACACCTAAGGTGAAGGCCTCTCCATGTAGTATGACCTGGACCGTGAAACATTACTTCTAGTTCACAGTTGTCATGGCCACAGACTATACAAGAGACATTCTTATCGTCTGTCTCTCTAATAGGAGCCTCAAGCATCCCAATAGCTGCTTTCATTCCACAATGATATCATCAAATACTACTGGGATCCTAGACTTGAGTTCCTTCAATAGCGGGATCATTAGCTCCCTCATCTGTGGATGAGCTGGTGGAGCTGTACGAAGCTTAAGGATATGTCTCCATTCGCGTACATTAGCAGTGACTACGATCTCTGTCTTTAAGCTATTAGGTAGGACGGATCTCGCAATTTCTGGTTTAGTCTCTACCCGAATTAGTTCGAAGTATTGTGATTCTGCTGCATCCATAGCCCTAGTCCACATACCCATCTGTTCATCTGTCATCCATCTACCTGGATCAATAACTGTAATTTGATTACCAAACTTGTCTTTGGTGTAGTTACAGTAGCGAGTACTTTCTTGCGAGAAGCTCGCAATGCGATGACGTACTAGTTCATGTGATACGCCACGGTCACAGATAAAGCGTACAGTAATCTTCTCGTGCTCGAGTACTGACTCATGACCACGCTCGATTAGATTCTTAACGAACTTGGCAGTACGTTCTTTGTCCCATACCTCTGCACAGAAGCCGTTGCTCTTATAGCAGGTACGCCCTGATAGCTCAATGTGACGGAGGATTTCCATCCCGTCGTCGCCATCTACTGGATCTTCAATACTAAATGATGCGTTGATGATATTCATTAGTCAATCTTCTTACTGAAGCCGAGTAGCTTCTCGGCTGCTTTCTTATTTACTATAGAGACAAGGACCTTCTCTCCTGCCTCATTGTACCCATAGCAATACATATGAGTATCTGTTTCTTCCCAGAACTTAGGCTCCACGTATTCTTCGCGTATTACCCATCCTGGTCCTTTAATGTTCTTTGCCATTAGATCTCCTTCATCTCTGGTAGCGGTGTATCTGAATAGTACTTAATCTGAGGATACCGCTCGGTTAGAAAGTCTAGATAGTTTTCTGTGCTATGGAAGCAATGATTCTTACCATAATCCGAGAACCAGATCTTGCCCCAGTCACATGCATCCTTCAGAATATCTAGCTTTGTTAGTACTATAGTCTGTGGCTTGCTAATACCAATAGCATAATCTAGCTCTTCTGCATCGTTCCAATAGCACTTACGGGGCCTACCCGTAGTAGTGCCGTACTCCTGGCCTTTCTCGGTTAGCCAATCAATCTTCTCTCTATTAGGTGGCCCGTCTCCTACCCTAGATACGTATGCCTTCATTACTCCAATACGATTATCAATATTGTAGTATCCATTAGGCATCACAGAACTAGATGTTACATATGGGTAGCAGCCATAATCAATATCTAACATTACTCCTTGTGCACTCTCAAACAGGACGTTGTCGTTATCCTTGAATGGAGCCAGGCCTTCATAGATCTTGAGGCCTCTGAGCTCAGCCCATGCTCTATAGTCAGCCATCCTTTTGCCAAGCCGTAGAGCCTTATCTCTATAGGCATATGCAATGCCTTTCTTAGTCGTACCTATCCCACTACCTTCAGCATCTTCTTTGGCATGCTGAGATAGAATGACATGAGCTCTAGATGAGATAAAAATCTCTGGACAGGCTGGTAGTCCATTGAGCTCTTCCATTAGGAGACCTGTGTCTATAACCATACCCGCATCAAGGGCAATAGAATGTCCTGATAGGACGCCACCAGGTAACTGATGTAGCGCATACTTTTGGTTGTCACGATAAACTGTATGTCCAGCATTTGGTCCACCATTGAATCTAACTGACCATTGGTAATTGGGTGCTAGCCAACTAGCTACCTTACCCTTACCCTCATCACCGTACTGTAGCCCGAAAACTACTGTCTTCATTGTGTTGCTCCTGGGTAGCTCTGTAGGCATCATACCTAGAGAACCCCTTATCCTTGATCATATGTAGCATTTCTTCTTGAGAGTCCGACTCTATTAGATGACTATCTATTAGAGAATGATTAACCTTGAGGCCGTGGATAACCTTATTCATCCTATCGGTAACAAACGCTACCAGATTGAATACATCTGGTAACATTATTCTCTCAGTGGATGAATGGGTTAGGTCACGGTGTCCCCATAGTGGAACATTGTCGAGGGCCATTGGGACATAGCTACTAATCACTCTAGATAGGCCAGTAATGTTCTCGCACATAATAGGATTGTGCTTGTGTGGCATGGCTGATGAGCCGCCCTGACCTTCATAGAATGGCTCTTCAATCTCCTCGATACCACTCTGCTGCCAGAGTCTAATCTGGAGAGCAAACTTCTCAAGGGTCTTGGTGTAGATGGCCAAACGCCAGATGAGCTCAGCATAGAACTCACGTTGAACTACTTGAGTTGCATGGTAGTCTAGTTGCATACCTAGTCTATCAGCTATCTTCTTCTGGATAGGATAGGGGATTACCCGGTTGTCACCTACTGCACCTGACAGTTTACCTGGTACACAGATTCTAACTAGATCACCCAGATGGTTATTGATCTGTCTACCCCAGGAGGCGAAGATTTCAGAGAGCGATACTTTCATGGCGTGTTTACCATGAGTTCTTGCCATGATCTGTTGGTCTTTCTCCCAATTAGCTCTGTCCTCAATGACAGCTATTAGCTTCATTACCTCTAGGTGCAGGAACAATAGAGAGTCTCTAACTTGAATTGCAGTAGCTGAGTCTAATAGGTCAGAGCTAGTGAGGCCATAGTGGATCCACTTACAATCTGTTCCACATTCTTTCTCACACAACTTCTCTACTGCAAATACGAACGCTAGGATATCGTGTCTAGTCTCTACTTCAATCTTATCTGCTAGCTCCATAACCATACCCACTGGTAGTCCAGTAGGATGCATACGATTATGCTCGATGATAAAGTGTTCTTGGAGCGCGTCGTTAACCTTCTCCTCTATTAGGAGATAGATTCTATACCTATTCTCTCTGCTCCAGATGTTCTCTATTGCTGGGACTGAATATCTTTCGATCATTATCTTTTACCGTGAGGTGTACCCTCAATGTAACCAGCATTGGTTACTCTTCTCCACCTAGCTAATCTACGTAGCTCTTGGATATTACTAGCACCTGTATAGGCTAGACCAACCCTGATTGATTTGCATAGACCTTCAATGATCTTAACAGCTGACTTGCCCATGTAGGGTACCTTAGTAGAGATACCCTCTACTGGTAACCCAGCCTTAGACTTCTCAAAGAAGTTAGCTCGAGACTTTTCACTGGCCATACCCTGGTAGTACTTGAATAACCTACCATCCTCTTCAATGATCTGACCTGGTGTCTGTGTAGTGCCAGCTAATAGGGAGCCGACCATTACCATATCAGCACCAGCAGCCAGAGCCTTAACGATGTCACCTGAATGGCGGATACCACCATCTGCTACTATCGCGATATCCTTACCATCGCTCTTAGCTAGAGCACAGGATTCAATAGCTGATAGCTGTGGACACCCATGACCAGTTACTAGTCTAGTTGTACAGACCGCACCTGATCCTACGCCTACCCTTAGTAGTGTAGCGCCTGACTTTACAAGTTGCTTGGCACCCTCATAGGTACAGACGTTACCTGCCATAATCTTAACGTCCGGATAATTGGCTCTTATCATCTCAACTGTACGCCAACAGTGAATATTATGGCCATTAGCTACATCAACACAGAATAGGCGCACACCACTGGCATATAGTGCAGGTACCCTTTCATCAGCATCGTTAACTGAACCAACAGCAAAGAATACATTGCTGATCATGTGTCCATGAAGGACCTTCTCGGCAATCTCTACTTGTTTGGCTACTGTCATATACCTATGAATGACAGAGCCAGCTTCTACCTCGTCCATTGCAAGCGCCATCTCTAACTCAGTCACCGTATCCATTGGTGCAGAGAAGATTGGAGACTTTAAAGGGAAGTCTATTACAGGTGCTGTAATATCTGGGTGTTTTCTAGACTCGATTAGCGATCTACCTGGCTCGAGAACAAAGTCATCGAATGTGTATGCTACATCTGCTTCAACTAGTCTCATAGTGCTCCTCTATTACCGAGAGTAATCTGTCTACATGTTTCTTCTTTGAACCATGGGCAGGGAAGCCTATTATGGCCTGACGGTTTGCCTTCTGGCAAAGCCCACAAACAGCGCACGACTCTAACTTATCTAATGCTACAGGGCAAGGGATAACTAGACGGTGCTTTGGGGTATAAACCTTATGATTACAATCACTTGGTAGAAGAGTTGTTACAGGGCCACACTCTTCGTCATACTTTTTATCTGCTTCCTCAAGTGAATCAGATGACCAGTTGATTGTGAAGCCATTACCATTTGCAAAGGCAATACAGTCAGAGTTGTGCTCATCTATTGGGTAGTGGGTATAAGTAAAACCCTTCTTACCCTTATTAGCTGCCACCAACTCTTGAAGTTGTCTATCGCTAATGACCTTCTGACCTATTCCTACTAGATCTCCACACTGGTTATGTCTCCAGAGTTGCCCTTCTGGGAGAGATCTAATAGCATTTAGAAATTGTTGCCAGTTGAAGCCCCGCTCTCCATTACTTACTTTGTCCCAATGAATACGCAGAGGTCCACCATCGGCATAACATCCTTTGCCTTTGAGTGGACATGAATTCGGGCAGGTAGATTCGGGGCTAGTACTTACTGGTATAGGTCCTGTTTTCTTATTTGAGCTCTTTGGTGTTAAATGGAACAGCATTATCTACTTCGTTTCTAAACTCTATGTAGCCAAAGCCCCATAGAGGTTTTCCAGCTGTTACTAGGAAGTAACCTTGTCGTGCTGGACCTTCTTGGGCGATACGTTCTGACAGATCGTTTGGTCCACACAGTGAACCATTGGCCATCCACATAGCCTCTGCCCAACACCCAACCTTCCATTCATGCCAGTGTCCACTGACCATGAAGTTAAACTGCTTTGCATATACCCAACCAGCAATCTTCTCTCTCATAGCTGGTGTACCGTTATGCTTTACTCCTTGGTGATAGATCATACCCTTCTGATCTTTGACCATGAAAGTCTTGAACTCTGAGTAATCACATTCAATACCAATATTAGGATCAGCACATTCATGGGCCACAATCTTTAGAGAATGGTACAGAACGTTATCCCAATTGGTCTTCTCGCTATTGAATGCATTAGCTTTACCATGGTTACCAAATACACAGACTACTCTTACAGGTACTTTGAATAGCTTCTGTGTCCTACGGATCATATTCCAGAGGGCAATAGTAGCATGCTCTACTTGTTCCATGGTTGAGCAGACGATGTGGTGAGGCTGCGATGGATAGATATCCTCGCCCTCTACCATATCTCCGATCATTAGGTAGACCACTTCATCGATGTCTACCATGCCAACGGCCTGCATTAGTCTATCAGGCATCTCTCCAATACGCTTCTCAGCGATTTGGATATCATAACCCTTGTTCTGTTGACCAAAGTGTAGGTCTGATAGAGCTACTACTAGAGATGAGTCCTTGGTAGCAACTGGCTTGATAGAGACATCACCAGGCTTATGTTGCTTGGAGTACTCTACAAAGTCTTTTAGCCATTGCTTACGATCTGAACGCAAGTTAGATCTTGTAGCCAGAGGAATAGAAACTACGTCATCGCCATACGGAATGAGGATCGTCTCTTCTACATCTAGATCCTGTGCTGGTTCGGAATCACCTGTTGAATAAGCAACACGTAATGCCTGTACCTTCTTCTGCACAGAGTTGTACGATCTCTCTTCTCCGAACTCTAATACAAAGACATCATAAATTTCTTTAGTTGTTGCCTTTGATATATTCTTTCTAAGGAATTCTAGTTCTGCTTCTGACCAGATTTGCATTCTGAAGTCTCCTTTGATATGCCTGACATAAATTTCTTAGCTAACATGCTACTGCCAAGCAGTACCGCTGCTGCCGCTGCAAATTTTATTACTACGTATACAGTAACAATACCTACGATAGGGTTTTTCATTGTCATCCTTCTTGCAGTTTAGCTATCTCTTTGATAAATGCTGCTTTTTGATTACAGATCTTGTATGCATCTGGGCACCTGAAGCTTGTCCCATCATGTCCCCTGAAGGTCACTACTACATCGTGAACGTCGCCCTCATACTTCTTTAGTATCTCAAGGAACTCTTGTGCTCTCGTAGCTGGTACATTAGCTTCTATTCTTTCAGTACTTCCTGTCTGCTGTAGAATCAGCGGACTCACTCCCCATATAACCAGCTTCACCGCTCGTCTATCATCTGCTTCTACTACATCTACTGATGCATCTACTCTCAATGGCTGAATCTCATTCATTAGATGAGCGAACTTGGCATATATCTTTGGGAAAATTGCTCCTTCGATAGTACCTGTAAGATCTTCCATTACTAGGAAGGCCATCTTGTCAGACTTTTTGGTAGTGATCTCTGTCTTTGATGTAATCACTACTGCCAGAGACACCTTAGTCTCTGCGGGCATTTCCTTTATGTCCTCAATCTTGTTGAGGTTCAGGCCAAACTGTCTAGATATCGTCCATTCAAGGGGATGCGACGAGACATAGAAACCTAGGAGCTCATGCTCATTTGATTGGAGCTGACTCTTTGGCATCTCATCTAACTCTTTGAGTTCTGGCCACTGTGGTTGCACTGGCTGCTCTGGAACAGAGAGCGGCTTCAACTTGGTCTTCTTACCAAGCTTGCCTGCTTCCTCTATGTCAGCCATTCTAAGGTGATAGGCTTCAGACTTCTTCTGGAACGTTTCCATTTTGCTGGTATAGCGTTTACATTCTGTACGATAGTTCCAGATGTCTTCGACAGCTGCCAGCATGGTAGCTCTGTTCATACCAAATGGGTCGAAAGCACCGGCCCGGATTAGGCTTTCAATCTTACCTCGATTGACTACACCTAGATCCACACGCTCACAAAAATCTCTTAGTGATGTGAACGACCCGTTAGACTGCCTTTCAGCAATGATCGTACTGGAACTTTCGCCTAGATTCTTGATTGGTCCTAAGCCGAAGCGAATATTGTCCTGACCATCTACATGGAATGAATGCTTACTTTCATTTATGTCTGGTGGTAAAACTTGTATACCCAGCCTTCGACATTCTGATAGATACTTGATCATCTGATCTGTATTACCAGCGTCGGAAATCATAATAGCACACATGAATTCAGATGGGTAATAAGTTTTTAACCATGCTGTCTGATAAGTGATGAATGCATATGCTGCCGCATGACTCTTGTTGAAGGCATAGTCTGAGAACGATACCATCTGATCCCAGAGCTCTGTACCTGCTGCTTCTGGTAGACCATTATCTACCCAGCCTGCCTTGAAGCCCTTCTCGTGCTTAGCCATCTTCTCTGGAATCTTCTTACCGATGGCCTTGCGAAGATCATCAGCTTGTCCACCCGTGTATCCACATAGAGTCTTGGCAATATTCATTGCCTGCTCTTGATAGATTAGCCAGCCACCAGTTGGCTTTAGGATTGGCTCGAGCTCCGGTACTAGATACTCTGGGTCCTGTCGTCCAGCACGGACCCTGAGATAGACATTCTTATAGTCTGATGCTAGAGGACCTGGACGATAGATAGCTACAAGTGCGGTAATGTCTTCTATATTAGTAGGCCTGATCTGAATCATCAGATCTCTCATGCCACTACTGGTCTCTAACTGGAAAAGGCCAACGTTATCACCGGCTCTCAACCCAGCGAATACCTTCTCATCACAGAGATCTATCTTGGTAATATCTATTACCTTACCGGTACGAGCCTTAATGATGTCGATACAGTTATGTATCTTAGTAAGGGCATCTAGACCCAGGATATCGAACTTGATGAGGCCGACTTCCTCGATATTACCCATCTCCCATTGGGTAGTAACCTCTTCACTACGACCTCTGAACAGTGGTACTGAATCTATTAGGGAGTTGTTACTGATTACCATTCCACTAGCGTGAACGCCCACGCTACTAATATGGTCCTCTACCTTCTCAGCCCACCTTAGAATCTCACCCTCTGGTCCACTATCTTCATAGAAATCTCTGAGCTCTCTGACAGACTCCACGCTTAGCTTCAGTGACTGAGGCTTACCATGAATCGGAGGTAATAGGAGTTTTGCCAGGCCATCTCCCAGAGAATATGGGTGACCTAGAGTCTTGGCTACGCTACGGACTGCTGCCTTAGCTCTGTGCATATTGAATGTACCAATATGCGCTACATGCTCGGCACCATACTTATTCGTAATGTAATCTAATACCTTATCGCGCAGCTTCTTTTCAACATCTATGTCGATATCTGGCATAGATATACGATCAGGGTTGAGGAACCTCTCAAATAGTAATCCCCATCTGATTGGATCTATGTCTGTAATGCCCAGAACATAGGAGACTAAACTGCCTGCGGCGCTGCCTCTACCTGGGCCAATATAGATGTCGTTGTTCTTAGCCCAATTGATTAGGTCAGCTACGATTAGGAAGTAGCCTGGGAAGCCCATCTTGACGATGACTCCCATCTCATATTGTAGTCGTGATTCATAGTCGGATGCCGTGTCAAGACCACGGAGCTTCATCCCTTTATGACATTTGAATCTGAAATACTTATCTAGGTCTGACAAGCCAGAAACTCCTGGTAGTCCTCGCACTTGGTAATATCAAACTGCGGAGTCTGATACTTACCTAACTGAATCTCTACTTCACATCGAGCTGCTATGTCCCTAGTGTTCCAGAAGGCTTCTCCTAGATTGTGGTCCATTGCAGCCTTATACAACTCATCGGGCTCACGCACCCAGTTCTTCACCGAGAACTTGTTCTTACTCTTATAGTCGGAGAGTAACATCTTATATTGCTGAGCCATTAGAAGGTCGTGAGACTCTACGTCTTCTTCCTTTGGATAGTGAGCATCACAAGCTAGCGTAGTCTGGATGTTTAGTTCCTCTGCTATCCTCATTGCCCACTTATTGAATGCTTCCTGTTCCCAATTGGGTTGGTCCTGCACTTCGATATACAGTCTGTCTTTGAAGTGACTGTGGAGTTTTGCTAACCATCTTATTCCAACATTCCCTCCATCAGTAAACGTCTTATCCATCTCATTATAGATGCCACCATTCTGAACTACCGTATCTCCTTCGACCAACTGCTTCTTTGCTATTACACCACCAAGGCATGCTGTTGTCGCTATTAACCCGTCGTTTCTTTCTAATAAATTTTCGAGTGCAACCCTTGGATTATAATAGAAGTTATGCAGATGAGCCCGATTGTTAAGCCAAATAAGGTTCCGCCAGCCAACGCTATTCATAGCTAACAGAACTAGATGGCGGTTATCCCTTGTCTTCTCTTCATTAGGTAGACCATCTTTATCCATGGTGCAATACACTTCGCACCCTAGGATAGGTTTGATCCCTGCCTTCTTACATGCCTTATAGAAATCAATTGCACCAGACAGATTCCCATGATCTGTAATGGCACACGCCGACATACCTAGATTCTTAATACGTTCCACTAGTGGCTCTACTTTATTCAAGCCATCTAGTGGTGAATACTCTGTGGGACCTTAATGCACATGCAGATGACAAAAATTTCTAACATTGTCACGCATGTGCATTGATCCTCCTTGATCCTTGTTTTGTTTCCCAACCATAAATTTTATCCTTAAAGTTCTTTTCTATTTCCCTATAAACTCCAACATCTATATATGTAATCTCAATGGCAGGATGTTGGTTTTTCATTAATTCTCTTATTAACTTAGATCTCTCATCCCACCATCCTTTGACTTCATAATATTTTCCCTCTGCTATCTTAAAGTCTGGTGTATAAATAATTGTCTTATCTGATAGATGTAGATAGAAGTTATCTGGTTCATATGTATAGTTTATGTCTTGAAATTTCAAATATCTACAAAAATTAGCTTCCCAAGAACTTCGGACATAATGTCCTATATCCTCTCTGACGCCACCTATACCCTTTGTATAATGTCTAGAAGCACTCCGTTTGGTAGCTGCGATAGACATTTTAAGTCGCGTCTGTTCTGTGATAGGTTTTCTAGGACGTTTAGCAATAGCAGCTATACTCTCTCGATGTGTCATCCCTCCGCAATGTCTACTGCAATATCTTTGCTTACTGTGAATAGGGTTATAAACTTTACCACAGTACCAACATTCCCTTGGAAGAGTCTTTACTTTCTTGCGAAGACCCTTTCTTAAGTTATGTATTGTCCTGTAGGTGTCTCTACAAAAGATACTACAGAACTTGGATCTATGTCTTTTCGTTAAATGTCCACACTGTAGACACTTTGGACGTTCTTTCCATCTACTGTGTCTTGCACACCAAGTACTACAATATTTTTTATTTTGGCTTGGATAGCTTTGGAAAATCTTTGCACAAGACAAACATTCTCCTGTTATTATACTATTGGTCTTCATTCACTCTCTAGTGTTTGCCATTACGCTCTTACTTTATTTGTAATTTCTTCCACTAGCTTTGGATTACCCTTCAGGAATGCACAGACATTAGCCTCACCTTGGCCTAACTTATTGTTATCATAAGCATACCAAGCACCAGCCTTGTCGATAATGTTCTTGTCTACAGCTACCTTAACTAGGTCTGCCATAGCATCAATACCAGAACCATATCTGATTAGGAACTCTGCCTCTCTGAACGGAGGAGCTACCTTGTTTTTGGATACTTTTACCTTGGTTAGGTTAGCTACTGAGGTCTCACCTTCCTTGATAACTTCCTTACGCCTTACATCCAGTCTCTGGCTAGCATAGAACTTCAAGGCATTGCCACCGCAGCTTGTCTCTGGATTTCCATAGACTACGCCAATCTTCATACGAATCTGATTCACGAATATCAACACCGTGTTGGTCTTGTATACGATACCAGTTAACTTTCGCATAGCCTGGCTCATTAGTCTGGCCTGTAGACCCATGAACTGCTGACCCATCACGCCCTCTAGTTCTGCTTTTGGGGTAAGAGCTGCTACTGAGTCTACTACACAGATTCCTACAGCGCCTGTAGCGATGATCTTTTCTACTACTTCTAGGCCTTCTTCTGCCGAGTCTGGCTGAGAGATCAGAAGTAGATCTGTGTCTACACCAAGATCCTTGGCATACTTAAGGTCTAAGGCGTGCTCCATATCTACGTATGCTGCACCAAGCCCTAGTTTTTGTGCCTCTGCTACAGCATGGAGACAGAGCGTTGTCTTCCCAGAGCTCTCTGGGCCACCGATCTCAATGATTCTGCCACGAGGATAGCCACCTACACCTAGTGCTGTGTCAATAGACATACAGCCTGACGAGATAGCTGAGACGCCAATGATCTTATCTTGACCCTGATGAACGATGCCTTTTCCGAACTGCTTTTCTAGAGCTAGTCTCGCCAGCTCTAATGTTTTTCCTGCGGGGTTTAATAGAACCTCTGCTTCCGCTAATACTTCCTGCTTTAGCTCTTCGATGTCCTTCTTTTTTGCCATTATCTTGCTCCTGCTTTACTTTAAGCTGTCTACTTATATGCTCTCTTAA